TTGGGCGGACCAGAACCGGCGGCTGAGCTCTGAGGCCAGCGCAGAGCCTGGCCAGTGGCGCACGAGCCGCGCGGAATACCAGCGCGGGATTATGGATGCGATCTCGGATCCGGCGGCCGAAACCGTCGTGATCATGTCGAGCAGTCAGATCGGGAAAAGTGAGTCGATCCTCAATATGGTCGGCTACCACATCGACCACGATCCTGCGCCAATCATGGTGGTGATGCCGACCGAGCGTGATGCAGAAACCTGGTCGAAGGACCGCTTCTCGCCAATGGCGCGCGACACGCCCTGCCTGCAGGGCAAGATCGCTGATCCGCGTTCGCGGGACGGCAACAACAAGATCCTGCACAAGCGGTTTCCGGGTGGGCATCTGACGATTGTGGGGGCCAATGCACCCTCGGGGCTTGCGAGCCGCCCGATCCGCCTTTTGCTGTGCGACGAGGTCGACCGCTATCCGTTCAGCGCGGGGGCCGAGGGTGACCCGGTCAACCTCGCGAAGAAGCGGACGGTGACGTTTTGGAACCGCAAGATCGTGCTGGTCTCGACACCGACAAACAAGGGCGCAAGCCGGATCGAGGCGGCTTTTGAGGAAAGTGACCAGCGCCGATTCTGGGTGCCGTGCCCTGACTGCGGTGCCGAACAGCTGCTGACCTGGGGACAGGTGAAATGGGATAAGGATGAGAGCGGCGGCCATAGGCCCGAAACCGCGCGGTATCATTGTGTGGAATGCGATGCTGCGTGGCGCGATGAGACCCGCTGGGCAACGATATCCAAGGGGCGCTGGATTGCGGAGCAGCCCTTTGAAGGCACGGCTGGGTTCCATCTGAACGAGATCTATTCGCCCTGGGTCAGGCTTGGCGCGATGGCAAAAGCGTTTCTTTCTGCACGCGCCGGTGGGGACGAGACGATGAAGACCTTCGTCAACACCTCTCTGGGCGAAAGCTGGATGGAAAGCGGCGAGGCTCCGGATTGGCAGCGCCTGCAAGGGCTGAAGGAAGAATGGCGCGCAGGCACGGTGCCTGCAGGTGGTCTATTCCTGACCGCCGGCGCCGATGTGCAAAAGGACCGGATCGAGGTTGATGTCTGGGCTTGGGGTAAGGGCCTGCAAAGCTGGTTGATCGATCACGTCGTGATCGAAGGCGGCCCGGGGGATCCTGCGTGTTGGCAGAAGCTCTCGGACCTGTTGGGCCGAACTTGGGCACATGCCAGCGGCACGTCGATGACCATTGCTCGGTTGGCCATCGACACGGGCTATGAGACGTCGGCCGTCTACGCTTGGGCGCGTCAGGTTGGCTTTGGGCAGGTGGCCCCGATCAAGGGGCTTGAGGGGTTTAACCGTGCGAGCCCTGTCACGGGCCCGACCTTTGTGGATGCGACCATCGGCGGCAAACGGCTCCGCCGCGGTGCACGGCTTTGGACGGTTGCGACCTCGACCTTCAAAGCCGAAACCTACCGTTTCCTGCGGCTTGACCCGCCGGAAACCAGCCCGGTGGATGGGGAGAGGTTTCCTCCCGGCTTTCTCCATCTGCCGGGCTGGGTCGATGCCGAATGGCTGAAGCAACTGACGGCCGAGCAACTGGTCACGGTCAAGAACAAGCGCGGCTTTGCCAAGCTGGAATGGCAAAAGCTGCGCGAACGCAACGAGGCGCTGGATTGCCGTGTCTATGCACGGGCTGCTGCCTGGATCCTTGGGGCGGACCGCTGGTCTGAGGCCCGCTGGGAAGAGTTGGCGGCCCAGTTTGGCAGTTCAGATCCGAAGTCAAAGGCCGTCACAGGGTCATCTCCACCAACCCGACAGGCCAAGGTCCGTCGCATCGCGCGGTCGAGTTACATGGGGTAAGATCAGTGCAGCCGTTTCGCGCGACTGCGCTCGAAGGCCTCAAGGGCAGCCTTTCGCTTCCCTGCAATCTTGCGCAGGTCTTCGGCCACGTTCTGCGCACCAAAGTCGACCGGATTGAATGGTCCGCCATACCAGCGAACAAGGTCCTTATGCTGCGGATGGCGGGGCTTCGCCATCGCCTCGACAAACTCGATAAACCCTGGTGGTCCACCGACGTCCTCGGGCGGGGCGGTCCGCTCGCCGTCGATAAACCGTGGATAATCGCTGCCAGGCTCGGCGTCGGATACTTCTTCCACGGTGATCTTGTGCTGCCAGTCATCGCCGAAATCGTAAGTGTAAAGGAACTCGGCCACGTCGCGGTCGAGGAGTGTTCCAAGGCGCATGCCCTTGGCCTGATAGATCTTCCTGCCCCAGACCATGTCCTCGGGATCAGGTTCACCATAAACCCTGTCACCGACGGTGAACTGGTAAAGGTGGTAGTTTTCCCAAGCCATCGCGGCCTGAATGATCTCATGCAGCGCGCGTAGGCTTGTTGTCAGACTAACCTCGACCCGTCGCCAGATCCGCGGCTCGATATGCTCAAGTTCGATCCTGATCCGGGCAATTTTCTGGGACATGGCACAACTCGCATGTGGTTTTGATGCCAAGCATAGAAGGCGACATCCATGCCGACAATAACTGAACTCAAAGGTCGGCGCGAGGCACTCGCCACGCAACGCGCCTCTGGCGTTGCACGCGTCAGCTATGACGGCAAGTCGGTTGACTACCGCTCAGTGGCCGAGATTGACCGCGCCATCGAGGCGTTGGACCGCGACATCGCTGCAGCTGAGGGGCGGCGGATCGTGCGGCAGGTCCGCGTGACGACGACCAAGGGGCTCTGAGCAGATGGGACTGTTTGATCTCTTTCGCCGCCCAAAGCCGGGCGGCCCTGACATCATGCGGGCGCGGCTTGAAGGGGCCATGGCCACGCGGCGCTTGCGGGGCTGGAACCCGCCCTTGGAGAATATCAATGCGCTCGTCGCCTCGGGCGGCCCGCGGCTTTTGGCGCGGTCGAGGGAACTGGTTGTCACGAATGGCTACGCCGCGAACGCCTGCGAGGCCTTTGCAGCCAATCTCATCGGCGATGGGATTAAACCATCCTCGCTCATCGAAGATGCTGCCTTGCGCGATCGGGTCCAAAAGCTCTGGCTCGCCTGGACGGATGAGGCGGATGCCGACGGGCTGACGGATTTTTACGGTCTGCAGGCCATGGTCGCACGCGAGATGTTTGTTGCGGGCGAGTGCTTCGTTCGCCTTCGGCCCAGACGGGCAGAAGACGGGCTGTTGGTTCCCCTTCAGTTGCAGCTTCTGCAATCCGAGATGCTGCCCTTCGAGAAGACGGAGACCGATCCGAACGGCAACCCCATCCGCTGCGGGATCGAGTTCGATCTGATCGGGCGGCGGGTGGCCTATCACTTCCGCCGTCGCCATCCGGGCGACAGCACAGACCAACGTGTCGCGGTACCCGACATGGTCCGGGTGCCGGCCGAAGAGGTTTTGCACATTTACCGGCCCATCGATGCGGGCCAGATCCGGGGCCTGCCGCATGTCGCACCTGCCATGGTGCGGCTGTTTCTGCTTGATCAATACGACGACGCCGAGCTTGACCGGAAGAAGACCGCGGCGATGTTTGCGGGCTTCATCACCAAAACTGCCCCCGAAGATCCGATGATGGGCGAAGGCGCGGCCGATCTCGATGGGGCTGCCATCGCGAGCCTTGAGCCCGGCACCATGCAGGTGCTGCTGCCCGGCGAGGATATAAAATTCTCCAGCCCCGCCGATGTGGGCGGTGGCTATGAGGCGTTCCAGTACCGAACACTCTTGGCCGTCTCGGCCTCGTTGGGACTGCCTTATCATCTGGTTACGGGGGATGTGCGGCAGGCAAACTATTCGTCTCTGCGGGCCGAACTGGTCGAGTTCCGCAGGCGTATTGGTCAGTTGCAGCACGGGGTCATGGCGCATCAGCTTTGCCGCCCGATCTGGCGGCGCTGGCTGGAAACGGCGGAGTTGTCGGGTGCGCTCAACACAGACCCCACTGCTCTAAGACCGGTGCAGTGGATCCCGCCACGCTGGGATTGGGTCGACCCCCTCAAAGATATCCAAGCGCAGGTTCTGGCGATGGAGGCAGGCATCACCTCGCGGCGCAAGGTAGTCGAAGCCACAGGCTATGACATCGAAGAGGTGGACCGCGAGAATGCGGCGGACGCAGCCCGCGTCAAAGAATTGGGGCTGAGTTACAAAACGAGCCCCGGCGAAACCCAAGGCGCTCGCGCCACTCCACAGCCTGAGCCTGACCCCAATGCACCTGACCCCAATCCATCTGTCGGACCGTCCGACACATCCGTGGGCTGAGACCCTCAAAGGAATAATCCCATGAAATCCTGGTATACGATCCGCGCCCGCGCCTCGGGCACGGAAGTGCTGATCTATGACGAAATCGGCGCTTACGGCGTCACGGCAAAAGGCTTTCTGGCTGAACTGGGCGCGCTCCCGAACGATGCCGCCCTTGACCTGCGCCTCAACAGTCCTGGCGGTTCGGTCTTCGATGCGGTGGCGATCTTCAACGCGTTGAAGCGTCATGCGGGCGAGGTCACCGTCTGGATTGACGGGATTGCAGCCTCTGCCGCGAGCTATATCGCGATGGCGGGCGATAGTGTCGTGATGCCTCAGAACGCCTTCCTGATGATCCATGACCCTTCGGGGCTGGTGATGGGCACGGCCGAGGATATGCGGTCCACGGCAGAAGCGCTCGACAAGGTCAAAGGCAGCCTGATCCAGGGCTACGCCGCCAAGTCCGGCAAGCCCGATGCCGAAATCGCAGCCTTGATGGCCGCCGAGACCTGGCTTGATGCACAAGACGCGCTGGCTTTGGGGCTGATTGACCGGATTGCCGAGCCCGTGAAACTCGCAGCCACGTTTGACATCGCGCGGTTCCGCAATGCGCCGGCGGAATTGACCACCGCAGTTATCGACGCGAGTGAGGAGCCGCTGGAAGTCGCTACCGACGATCCCGCACCTGAAACCCCGGACGCCGACGCGGGCGCCGATGGTGGACAGACCCGTGACGAGCCCGCCCCAGCGCCCGCACCCATCAGAGCTACTGCAGCCCTTAACCCTGCGCCTGACGCCATTGCAATCCGTGCCGAGGCCATCGCGCATGCCCGCGTGGTCATCGACCTCTGCCGGCTTGCAGGTCAGCCGCAGATGGCGGGCCGTTTTCTTGAGGAGGATGCCGGCCTTGATGAGGTGCGCAATCGTCTCCTTGCCGCCAAAGCCGAGGCAACCCCCGACATCACCGCTGCTCATGCCCAACCTGGGCGCGCAGCTGCCACCAATCCCTGGGGCGAGGTCATCGCCCGCACGTTCAAGACGAAAGGTTAACCCACCATGGTCACGCTCACCGAAGGCAAACACGCCGGCGGCTTCCTTGTCTGGGAAGTGCTGCGCGAGTTTAACCGAGAAACCATCACCATCGCTTCTGGAGCGGGCAAAGTCGCCCCGGGCACCGTGTTGGGTAAGATCACCACAGGCGGCAAATACACAGGCCTCGCGCCTGCAGCCACCAACGGCAGCCAAAACCCCGCCGGCATCCTGTGGGCCGCTGTCGATGCGACCGCCGCAGATGCTCTTGGCGTCGTGATCCAGCGTGGCCCCGCCATCGCCAACCGCAACGAACTCGTTTGGCCTGCCGGTGCCACCGAAGCCCAGATCACGGCCGCCATTACGGCCCTTGCTGCGCTTGGCATCGTGCTGCGCTGACCCTTCCACTGAAAGGACACACCCATGGCAACCATGGACATCTTCGAGGGCGACGCCTTCAGCATCACCGAACTCACACGCGCTTTGGAAAACATCCCCTTCAAACCCGCGATC